GGGTACAAGGCAAAAAACAGTATCTAAAGAAGTTGAAAAAACAAAAACTGAAATTGTTAAGGAAGATGGTAAATACGTTCAGAAAGAAATATCTTATACCGAAACAGTAGAAGAACCTCAATACGAAGAAGTCAATTTATATGATGAAGATGGTGAGGTGATTGGATCACATAAAATTCCTATTATGGAAGAATATGAAGTAGAACCAGCAATAGAGGCTGTTAAAGAAATCACAGAAGAAAGATTGGTATCAGAAGCGATAAAAGCAAAAGATGTTGTGATGGAAACTAAAGAAAAAACATTTACAAGAACACATTTTGGTTTAATTGCTCAAGAAGTCGAGCAAGTCTTAAAAGATAGCAGTTTAACCAATAATGATTTTGCTGGTTTGATTTATGATGAAGATGCAGATAGATATGGTATGAGATACAATGAATTAATTGCACCATTAATTAAAGCAGTACAGGAGTTATCAAAGAAGGTAACTGATTTAGAAAACAAGTAAACAAGGAGTTACGAGTGGCAAAAAAGAAAAATGAGCCAGTAGCAAAAGTAAACATACTCGGTAAAGAGTATTCACAAAAAGACATAGATGCTATGTCGCCAGAATCAAAAGCAATGTTATCTCACAGACAGGATCTTATAAATAAAATTGAGAGAGCAAATTTTAACTTGGTTCAAATGCAATTTGGATTAAAAGCCTTTGAGGATGGATTAAGAGAACAAGGTCTGGGTGAAGAACCAAATCAAGAAACAGCGTAACGGGGATTTTATCGTACTACATGAAAATACCAATAGTTCTTTTAATATTCCTGTTGCTTACAAGTTGCGGAAGTCAAGGGTGGGTGGTCGCAAATCTACCTCTTACACCATCGGATACAGTTACCAATTCGGTTTTTACAGAAGTAATGGATGTTGATAGCGTTACACATTGGTATCACGGTCGTGTGTCTAATAATTCTAATTGGTGTTATCTACACAACGATTGGGAAGAAATCAGGAAGCAGTGAGTGACAAGCCAAATACAGCCAGAAGTTATCGCACTGCTATTCTTGATGATAACGCCATTGTTTCTATTAACCTTAAATGGTTGGGTCAAATTTGTATCCTTATCGGAATGCTGGTCTATGGTTATTGGCAGATTGAAATACGGATTGCAAAACTGGAGAGTAGTGTTCTTGCAGCAAATGAACAAATACGGGATCTGGTTGATAAACACATCGTGGCGGAAAGGACTGAGCGACAAGAGTTGGCAGAAAAAATAGCCTTCTATGAAAAAGAGTTTAACATTAACCCCTTATCCTGGGGTAAAAAGAAAAGAGGTAAAAAGTAGTGGATCTGATAGCAGCATATCAAGAAGGTGGGATGGTACTTTGTGTCGCAATGATGTTTGTTTATCTAGTAGTTTCGATGTCCAAAAAAAATGAAGCTCAACAACAGTCATTGGAGAATTTAAAAGTAGAAAATAAAGGTCAATCTGAAACTTTAGAAAACATGGAAGGAATGATTATCAAACTTATAAATAGATGGAATCAGTCAGATGATAAGTTAGACCGCAAATTTGACGGATTGACCAAAGAGATCAATGATTTGGACAACCAAGTGTCTCGAATTGATGGAAGTTTAAGTCGTATCAATGGTAAACACTAATGGATAGTTTAAAAGTATCTTCAATATCCTTTGCCAACTATGGCGTATATATGGCAGAATTGAATTTATTATTACAATGTGTAGTGGCAATAATGAGCATTGTATATCTTACCTATAAAATCAAAAGAATTAAAAATGACTGAAGCGGAAAAGAAGAAGCTAAAACGATTTGGGTTAACCAGACTCAATAAACCAAAGCGCACCCCTGGACATCCAAAGAAAAAGGGGATTGTTGCTACAAAAGTAAATGGTAAAGTAAAAGTGATCAGGTTTGGTGATCAGAATATGGGGCATAATTATAGCGCAGAAGCTCGCAATAGCTTTAAATCTCGTCATGCTAAAAACATTAAGAAGGGTAGGAGTTCTGCTGCATATTGGGCAGACAAGTTTTTCTGGAGCAAAGGTGGATCAAAGAAAAGACCGCCTAAATCACAAAAGATAGTAAAAGGAATGAGAAGAAGATGAAAGTAAAAGCACCTAAAGGGTATCACTGGATGAAAAAAGGAAATACACTAAAGTTGATGAAACATAAAGGTGTATTCAAAAAACATAAAGGTGCATCCTTAACAGCAAATTTTGCTATTATGAAAAAACATAAAGGATAAAACCATGCCATACGGTAAAAAGAAAAAGATGAAAACCAAGAAGGTTGGAACTACGAAAAAGAAAAAGATGAAGAGAGGAAGAAAAAGCTATGGATATTAAAGGGATTGTAACTGATCAATTAAAAGATCAGGCAAAATCAAATCTTCCTGTTATTCAATCAAAGTTAAATGAGATTGTAATTGGTAAAATTCAATCCAAAGACTTTGAAGAAAAATGGGCAACTGTGGTAAACAAAAAGATAAACCTTCCAGGTATTTCAGAAAAAGCAGAGCAAGTGATCTTTGAAAAGATGATAGACAAAGGAACAGATCTGGTAGCGGGAGTAATGCAGGAAATATTGGAAGAAGCTGTTGAGGAAGTATTAGAGCAGTTGTAGTCGAGATTGTCCTAGTCTATGTATTAACTTATTGTAATGAGTAGATACGCTTTATACGGATTAGGACTCATCGCCATTCTATACTTGGTGTACAACCGAGGAACTACAACTAAAAAAATTACTTACAGAGAAGAAACCATAGATTATGTCTATGTACATGAATATAAGGTAACACGATATGCACGCAAGGAAACAGAAACAGATCAGGGAGCTTATAGAGAACATATTGAGGAAAATAAATATGTACTCCCCAGAAGCGGAGAATTTGATATTTGGGACTGGTCTAATAGAAAGTAATTACGATTATTTAAAACAATGGAACAATGGAGTAGCGCGTAGTTGGTGGCAGATAGAACCAGGAATGACTGGAGCATTAGACACGATTGTTAACTACCTTGATTATAGAAAGAATCTATTAGGTAAATGTGCGGTAGCTGCAAAGGTAGCACCCTTTTATTTTCGTAAAGGCGTGGAAGAGGAAGAGGTAAGAGATTTATTAGAAACCAATATTTCCTATGCGATAATTATGTGTAGATTAAAGTATCGGAGAGTCCCTAAAAAACTTGAAAAAACTGTAGAAGGTATGGCACATTATTGGAAGAAGTATTACAATTCAGATTTAGGAAAGGGTGATCCAGAAGAATTTATTGAAAAGTATAAAATGACACAAAAATGACACAGTCGCATCCTGTGTTAGTCAGTTTATAGAGAATGGCGTCGTACCCAAGTGGTTTAAGGGAGCGGTTTGCAAAACCGATTTAGCTATAGTCGAGAAAACTTATTTCCCCTCTATAAAACACCTCTCATTCATCATCATAAGTAGTAGTAAGTTGTAGTAAATATGACACATAAATGACACACTATATTGCATATACATACGGTCTAAACGTTTCTACTTTTTTGTGCATATATCTCCAAGTAACATCATCCATTTTATGACCTAATAAAAACTTAATATAGAGCCATTCTAAGTCTAACTCTGTTAACCGATTAGAAAAGGTATGGCGAATCGAATGAAAATCACTTTCATACTGATATAAGTCCATTAATATTTCTTGTAAGTTAGTTGTTACATTTTCTCGTTGTTTTTTCTTGGGTGCTAAATTGGTCAAATCCATATCTTTTAATTTAGGGTGCAAGGGTACTACACATTTTCTTTTCACCTTTCTTCCTTGAACCCACTCTAAAAATCCATCTTGTATATTTTTCTTTTCTAATGTTCCTGCGTTTCCTGCCCTCATGCCAGAATACAAAGCTAAAGACATCATAGCCTTATCTCTATCATTAGTGGTTTGATTAATCACTTCTTTAACCATATCAATAGGAATAGGATCGCGCCTATCTTCTGATGTATCATATCTTTCAATAAAATAAGGATCGGCAGGGTTGTTGAAAACTACTCTAAGCATTTGAGCGTACTTAAACAAACCAGATAACATAGATAACTCATGGTTAACCGTATTTTTTGCTCTTATTTTGGATCGTTCTGTTTTATAATGAATAACATGATCAATACTAATATCGGTTAATAAGACATTGTGGTATAATTTTGCAAAAGGAGCAAGACCTTGTTCTACACGCTTATTCCAATCAAGACTTTTATTTTGCTTATGCCAGGCTAGATAACTTTTAATAAAGCTATAGGTAGTTTTTGGAATATAGGTTAAACCTTGCTTTTCATATAGCTCGTCAAATTCTTTCTGTTTTATTTTCGCAGCATGATGATTGGTTTGACCTGTACTGCGCCTTACTCGGTTGGGTGGTGTTCCTGTAGTATATTGATAGTATTTAGAGCCAGGACGTTTTTTTATTTTACTCAATCGGCTTAATTACTAGTATCTAAAAATTTTATTTTAGATACACTGCTGTCACCTTTCATATCGTACATCACAGTCATTGAAGCTGGTATATGGTAACCATCTTTGTGTATATAGTTAACAGTATGTATTTCAACAGCATTAATAAATTGTTTTAATCTTGCGTTTTTAAAAAACCGTTCAGTGTATTTCCAATCCAGTATATCTAAATTTTTTGGACACGCAATCCAATAAAACTTTTTTCCCGTATAGTCATCTAAAGAATCCGTATTTATTGCTTGTATATAATTGTGCAATTCAACTGCTTCTTGACCTACATAACCTAACTTTTTACAAAAAGCTTCCCATCTAACAATTTCGTAGCTTGAAAAATATTTATATGGTGTCTTATTATCTATTACATACGTTTGATAAGTAATTATATCATAATCCGTACTTTCAAAAGTGTGATTACACGAAATATTATTTTTTTGTTTTAATTCTTTTTTTAATGTTTTTATTTCTATTGCCTGAGTTTCTATTTTATCTTTTTGAAGGTTTATAATATATGAAGCATCCACTGGTTCTTCTCCTTTGGTTATGTGAATTGGTTGATTTTCAACTACAACTTGCTCCTGTACTCCTACAGCATTACTCCTTACCCCTGAAATTACTTGGTCATACTTACGCAATACCCATTTAGGTATTTTGTTTTTCCATCTCCATTGAGCGATAGCGCGATATGATGTATCAAGTTTTTCCGCTAATTCCCCATCTGAATCAACTTTAAAGTGCATCTTTAAAGATTCTAAATTATTATCAACTATTAGCTTTTTATCTTGCATTATTACCAAATATTACTTAATGTTCTTTATGTTAATTCTCATAAATGATAAAAAGATAATACGGTAATAATAATGAAAAGAGCAAATAAATTTTTAACAACACAACAAATTGCTGATGAATTAGGCGTTCACGCCAAGACAATTAGGCTATGGGCAAAGTCAGGAAAGATCAAAGAAATTAATCTTGGCTACAGAACAAAACGCTATGACATCAGCGATTTAATCATATAACAAAAAAGGTAATAGTATGTTAGAACAGGAACTACTACAATCACCTATACCAGTAGAAAGGCATGACCTTGCCAATGGAAGATGGTATTCACCATTAGAATCGTATTGGGAAGAACATTTCAAAGATGCACCGATGATATATAAGCGATCATCTACCACCTTTGAGAATGTCTTAGATAAAGGTATAGGCTTTCACACATGGTTAGGTAATTCACCAACGTATGAAGCAGCTATGGACTACGCAAATAAACGCGCAGCTATAGGAACAATCGTACATGATTATTGTGAACGCTTATTATTAGGTACAAAGCTCAATTTTGAAGAGCAACCTAAATGGCATAACAAAGACACCGATGAGTTAGTCCCTGTCAGTAGAGAGATGATTAAATACATTATGTCTTTTATGCAGTTTTGTGAGGACTCTCAGGTCAATGGAGAGTTTACCACAGAAGCTACAGAGATATGTATGTTTGATTTAGCAGCAGACTCAGAAGGAAATCAACTACATCCCTGGGCAGGAACTGCCGACTGGGTAGTGCGCCTTATTAATAAGAAAGGGGAAGAAGAAAGGTGGATTGTGGATTGGAAAACAGGGAAACCATACAATGCACATCAACTTCAGTTAACCTCGTATAAGATATTATGGGAATCTTTATTCCCTGATCATCCTATTGATGGTGTAGCGTGTCTATACCTGAAGTCGGGATGGCGTAAAGCACCTAACTATACTTTTAAGAAGTATAAGTGCGATGAAGCAACTTGGAAAAAGGTTGTAGAAGTCTCGGATTGGATGAATAAGATGCCTGTTCCATCTTTTCCAAAGGACTTACCTACAACCTTCACATTAGTAAAAGAAGAAGAAGAACAGGAACAACTAAAGGAGTCAGCGTAATGGCGTTTGGCAATCAACAATCAAATCAAAGTAAGAAAGATCAACCAGAAAAAGGTGCTTTATTTTTTGTAAAGAACAAGAAATCTGATAGATCACCTTCTTTATCTGGAAATATCGTACTGAGTGAAGAGCTATTAAAAATAGCAGGCAATCTTATCAGAGATGGAAAACCTGCAAAGCTTAATCTTTCAGCTTGGGAAAATACATCTAAAAAAGGTACGGATTATTATGGATTAAAAATTAGCGAGTACAAAGAACAAGCTAATCAACAAAAAGAGGATGATGGACTACCCTTCTAAATCCATACCAGACTGTAATGGGCGGGCGCATCCCCGCCCTGAACAGTTTGAGTGCATGACTGCTTCAGAGCAAGCGGACTACTTCAAGGAGTTTGCGGAAACAACTTGTAAGTATTGTTCTGGTGATGGTGGTGTACTTGAGTTTGAGTATGAAGAGAGAGGGTACTACCAAGTACCACATGAATTTTTTGAACCTTGCGACTGTATAGATCAGGAGTAGCAACATGAGAACCACATACCATGCCTACCTTCAACGAAGCACTATTATACGGTAAACAAATAGAACAATTAGTTCTCGATAGGATTCGAGAGCAAGACCCGTTTGCTTTGCCTATTCCTGGCAAGTTTAAACAGTTCGATTTGTATTCACCTTCTACCAATACAAGGATAGAAGTAAAAAGTGACCAAAAGTCACAACACACCAACAATTTTTTAATCGAAACCTATATGTATCATAAACCATCGGGTATTCTGTCCACAGAAGCCGATATATGGGTGTTTTATGATGGAAAGAATTTAGTCTGGGTAAAGCCTGAGAAGATTAAAGATTTAATCTTAGAGAAAGGGTATCAACAAAGATTAATCACAGGGAAAGGAGATACAGAACCAAAACGCTGTTATCTCATCCCTACCCATGAAATTTATAGCATATCAACGAAAGTGGAGTCAATACATGAAGATCAATCCTAAAGATTTAACATGGATCAGAAAAGGTCTAGCGAGTGAAGTTTTAAAGAGTAAAGCAGAGAATGATAAAGATTCAGTACAGGAAGTGCAGCAGTTATTGGATCGCTTAGATGTTATGGAAAAAGAATTCTATAAAAACAATGCCCCACAATTAATCAATAATAAAACCTGAGAGCTGAACACATAAGTAATCAGGAAATATGATGTTAGTGACTGTTTATACGAAAAGATAATAGTTGATAAATAGTTGTATTCTGTTGGTTGGCGCGAATAGAAACCTGTGGGGCAAGATTTACAAACAAAGGAGAATTAAATGAAGTTTTGGTTACAGTCATTACAAGAAAATGCTTTTGATGTGTTTATTGTAACAATCGTTATCGTATCTATCATTGCATATCACTATCTACAAAGATGGTTTTTAAATAAAAAATTTGAAAAGATAGAAGCAATGTTATTAGAAATCTTCGATGAGGTAGAGAAATGATCCTGATTGATATTCCTAATTGGATGCTGATAGTGGGGTGGTTTTTTACTCAACTGCTCAAATTAGTGGTAACAATGTTTATTTTGGTAATCAGTTTAAATAAAATAGATAACTGGAGAAAAAAATGAGTAAGTGGCAGGTGTATAAAGATAAGAAGGAATTGCCTATATGTTGTGGTGTGTATGTGATATACAAGGATGATAAGGTGATGTATGTAGGGATTTCCAAGAATGTACGACAGAGATTTACGAAACATACGATTAAAGACTGGGACTATGTAAAGATGAAGCCTGCCACTACCTATGGAGCTGCACATGACCTAGAAGAGCAGTTAATTAAAAAGATTAAACCTCAACTAAATAGTCAGGGTAGTAATCGTATGCAGCTATCTACAAGACATAGACTTACCGTACAACCTGATGTATATCAACGATTTAGAACATTTTGTTACAGTAAAAATATAAAGATGAAAGAAACCTTGAATCAGATTTTAAAAGGGTTTTTGGAGGCAGCAGAAAATGGCAAGTAAATCTAAATCAAAAGGTAACACTTACGAAAGGGAACTCGTAGAGCAACTTTCAAAAGCAGGGTATAAGGTAAAACGCGCTTGGGGATCGGATGGTAGAAGTATGGGGTTTACAGAAGATGTGGATATAGTGGCAAAGAAGAACAAAAAAACTTTGAAGATACAAGCAAAGAGAAGAAAAAGTATTCCACAATGGTTAGCCTTTGGGAATTGTGATTTGGTGATGACCAGGGCAGACCGAGGAGAAACCGTGGTACTAATGAAAATGAAGGATTGGTTGAAATGAGAGATGAAATAGCAACTCACAATCCTGATGCAATCGTTTATGACCCAAAAGAACTGGATGCTGCCATTTTAGGAGTAAGTCATTGTGGTAAGGTGGTATATAGCTACACCAAACTGGTGGAGTTATTTAAAGATGTGAATGATTGGACAGATGAAGAGTCGGTGGACTGGGTGCAGTACAATGTAGTTGGTGGGTACTTAGGTGAGTTTAATCCAATCGTAGTCTATGACTTACTACACGATTAACATAAAGATTAAAGAAAGACTTTCTTCCTCGCAGATTTTAGCTGAAATGCGCGAGGGAGCAATAGAATGGGGGTGGTGCATAGGCAAAACTCCAACAAAAAGAGAAGAAGTACAGAAATTTGGTAACAATTACTACATGAAAGTAGGATATAAATAAGGAGATACAATGCAAGTAGATACATTTTTTAAACTAAGTGATGCTTTTTTAGAAGATTGTAAAAATATACAAATAGAAAAAGGTCGTGAATACTGCGTGGATTCAAGCGACAAGTTCAAAAACTTTAAATCAATAGGTGATAGATTGGGGATGGATGCAAAGACGGTGGCTTTAGTGTATATGTTAAAGCACATGGACTCTATACGCGCCTATATACTTTCA